CAAGATAAAAGATAAATTCATCAAGATCAAAGTAAGAAGGAACAGCTGTAGCCATATCGTCTCCAACTACGAATAGTCGACCGATAATGTATTCTTCATCATAGCCAGCGCGGAGCATAGCGTAAACGGTGATCAAGCAGGTGACAAGAGTGTCAACTAACTGGGTGAAACCAGAGCCTGAGGGCACACCGCCTGCCTTACGGAGGTGTTGTCCGGAAGGAAGAAGGATTGGAGTCCTTTTGAAGTAATACTTGAGAAACTCAAAAACATTGTCGTTGCGAGTTTCTGACGATTGGGTAATACCCATGACAAACCAACTTTTCATCAGATCAAAGGCCCATTCAATGTAGCCTGGACCGACGGAGGTATCTAGTTTAGAGATATCAGTAACTAGACCCGTACGGTTGTCGTTAAGTAGGTGATCAATGATAAAAGGCAAAGCCTTTGTCATATTACGACCTACAGGGTATGGTATCTTCCCGAACTTTTCAGTCATTCGTTTAAGTAATGGGATAACAAATCGCATCTCCATAACCTTAACCTCAGCGGGGAACGCCCAAACTCCACGAGCCTTAATCTTAGAATCAAGCTCTTCAATTTTAAGTAATCCTGGTCGTAAACCAATCATACATGGGGGAGCACGGACGGCGTGAGGAGGAAGAAATTTTGCAAAGTGATTTAGCCGTTTTGCCTTGTCATAGATGTGACCAAGACATTCACCTTGCGTGTGATACTCTCTTCGGAGAGGTAGACCAGGGGACGAAGTCATATCCAAGTGGGGTAAGATTTCGTGCCACCCAGCGTAGTTGAAATCAATAGGTTCAACTTGTCCGAGAGGAGCAAACATGCGGGAAACGAGATTTTTTGCTCGTCGCATGAGATTGCCGGTAGGAACTGGCTTCCATTCTCTGTCAAATAGAGCGAAGTGTTCCAATACACGGTCAGGGGTACACGGATCACGCATGTAAGTAGACGTAAGTCTTTCCGCAACTTCAGGAGCATTGGACTTCAATACGTGTCTAAACCAAGGATCGAATTTGGGAATACTTTGATTAAACCCATAGGAATCC